AATCTTTCTCTGTCATATTGTCGTGCAGGAATGACCAGACATCTTCCCCGTGCCACTCCATACCTTTGGTCAGCTTATCAAAGTTGGCTTCATTACCCACATGCCGGGCAATCCCCAGCATTTCCCCGCGGGTAATGCGCCGGTAAATTTGACCACCAGTGAGGTTTTCCGGTGATCTGGTCAGATCCCAGTCCACCAATTTATTGTTGGGTACCAACTCATTCAAACTTTGTTGCCAGTCTTTCCCCAACTTATCGACTACCGCGCTTTTAAAGTCGTTCGAAATCCCTTTCAACATACTGACTTTGTTGTAATTGGCATCAAACACGCGATTAAAGATATAGCGCGTAAAGGGCCCGAGGATCTGTTGATTGTCGAAATGGTTGGCTTTGTATTGCTGCGGCTTCAATTCCGCCGCATAGCCCCGCAAAGCGGCACCCATACGGGATAGTGCTACATCCATCAACGGATCAACCCCCAATTGTTTCGGGTGAATCAATTCCTCGGTGGTGAACCTGTCCGGACGCTCCTGCATTTTGGCGGTGATCTCATTGACAACATCACCCAAGTCCATTTTTTTATCACCCATCGTGATGGTCTTACGCTGACGGGCAATCGTCTCTAACGACTTCATGGTGTCATGGAAACCTCGCAACTGCTCCATGGTCATCTGGCGCCATGGCATCCGAACCGCAGAGTTTGCCATATCAACATTCTGGACCGGTGAATAGCCGGCCGCAATCTGCGAGTCATTCCAATTTTTTAACTGAATCTCTTTTTTGGTCATGCCCTGCGTGGGATTTTTGCGGAAATCAAAGCGCTCGCGCAACGCATCGATCTGCTCCAGTACGTCCGGATCCATCTTGCCGCGAATCGTGGCTTTGTCATATTGCGCCTGGTTGGCCAGAATGCGTCGGATATCGTCCAAAGCTTCCCGCGATGATCTGGCTAGACTGTTGCTGAGCAGTGCTTGGCGTTGCGACTGAGCAGCTGCGCGCGGATCCTTAATCACCTGGCGTACCGCTTCTTTATTGGCCTTGGCTTCCGCAATCTCATACTGACGCGGATTAATCTCACCAGCTTGCTTCGCTTTGATAATATTGTCGGCCAACTCTTTTGCCGCTTTGGTTAGTTGCGTCTCTGATACTTTGGAATCAGTGAGCAACTTTAATCCGGACGCCATAAACCGGGCGCGCGCTTCGTTGGCCACCGCGGCATTAGCTGCATCCTCAATCGCTTTACGGTCCACCAGCTCACCATGCTTTTCGAGCATGCGCTGATCGGTCAGTTGCTTAATCGCTTCATAGGGGGATTCTGACTCGAGTAAACTTTTAATCATGTCACGCCCAGATGGGAACCCCATAGTCTCAGCCAGCATGTCCGGGTCCAATCCAACGGTATCGGAGGTCATGCGTCGCTCTGACAAAGTCTTGAATTCCCGGGAATCCTCGCCGTACATGGCCTTAACATCTGACGTAGAGAGTTTGCCGTGGTACTTTTCTTTCAGATCGACCGGATCCAGATACGGTTTTTCGTTACGTGTGAAATCCTTTTGCCAAGAGAATTGATCATTACCGTTTTGCTGGTCGTTGAATTTTTCTTCAAACTCGCCCAAGTCATGCTCAGACAGATAATTCTGCTCGACCAGTTTTTCAGCCATGCGATCAATCGACAAACCACCTTCTTTCCTGACGATAGGCTTACCGAATACGCCGGAATCACCGATATCGGCGCGCTTTAACCCCCACTTACTAGCGACTTCATCCGCATTCAATCCACCATTTTTTGCGATCGCTTTATACAAATTATCCTGCGTTGGATCAACCTGGTTCGGATTGCTCTTCGGCGCTTTCTCACCAGGCAAGACCTGGCCAGCCTCATCACCACCCACGGACAAAAACTGCCAAGCCTGGTAAACCGGCTCCTTCATCACTTCTTTGGACGCCGCTATTTCTTCACCACGCCGCATCACCTTGCCACGCTCCTGCAGTCCCTTGATCACTCGACTGCGCGCATTGGAGGACCACTGCATATCCCGCATACTTTTCGCCTGTAGCTGCGCCACAGCCTCATCGGTAGCCTGCTTGCCGAGCGAGATATAGTCGTGCAACTGGTCCTCCGTAGCACCGGACCGACTGAGATCTAATGGGAAATAGCCGCGCAGTTTTTCGGTTTCACTGATCGCCTGGTCACTGGCCAACATGCGATCCATGACTTGACTAACTTCCGGCGTAAATGAACCAGGTGCCACCGATTGATAGACCGACAGCAACCAGCTACGAAAACGCGAGAATAAGGATTGCAGTTTTTGCGTAGGCGCTTTGCCTTCCATCAGATAGGACTCAAACGCAGTGGCAAATTTCTCGTGGCCGGCACGCTGCTCATCCAATGACATCGCATTCCAATTATCGTTGCGTGTTTCTGGTGTGGCGCCTGGCGTACCCATGAACTGCTGCAGCGTGTCCATATCATCCTTGAATTGTTGCGGCGCACCGTCGCGGTTGGCCATATCATTCAAGACGTGCAAATAAAAATGACCCGACTCGTGTAAAAACGTAGTCAGGTCAGCATGCTTAAATAAGCCGATCGTGTGTGTATCAGGATTGAAGCCGCCGCGATTTTCCTGGCTTAGCGTTTTTTCTTCGCCGCCGCTTCCTGTTCGTCCGCCAGCTGATTCCAGGTCTTGCCCTTGTGTTTTTCCTTGAATCTCTCCAGCGCTCCCGCTAGATCCGGCTCGGGTCGTGATGGCTTGATATTTGGCGTCGTCGATGTCGCCGTTTTCTTTGGCTTTGTTTGCGAGGTCATAAAGATCCCCTTTCACCTTATTATAGTCATATTTAGGCACATCTTCAAGCTTTCCGACATGCATTTGGCTCAATTCACCCTGATTATTGACAATTCTTATTTCTACGCCAGGATCATCCTTATAGTGCTCTGCCAATTGGCGAATTGTATCTGACGCACCGACATGCGCCGCCGCCAACGTTTCAAGCGGGAGGACGCGATCACGTCCCATGGCGAACTGAAATGCCTTATCGGCCGGTCGATTGGTATAGAGAATATCAACCGGCGCACCACTCGCACGCGCCTGGTCAATGCGCTTCTTGGCCGAATCAAAATTGGAAAGAGTCGAATCCATCACGAGATTGTCTTTTGATAATCCGAACGTATCGCGCGCCACATCCATCGCTTCAGACTTGCCACTACCACCGCCCCCGGCCGTAAACGTCACAGGCTTGCCGTCATTCTCCTTGAGCGCTTTCGAAAACAACATTTTTGACAACATCGAAGACGGTTCATGCACGGCATTGGCTAAACTTGGATCCTTAGCGAAAGCGGGAAACATCTCTTTTACCTTGTCCGGATCGATGACGTTGCCATTGCGTTTGAAGTAATTTTTGATCAACTTATCCGGATTCGTGCTGATCTGGTTATGCGCTTCGGTCTCAATCGCCTTATGTTCTGGTGAGAGCGCCGATTGTTCCAGTTCTTTGCCCGTACCGAGTTCACCGGTAATTTTCAGCGGATAGCGCGCATACATCTCTTCCGGCGTGATGCCGGCGCGCTCTGCCTGGGTACGATAGAACTCCTGGACCGGCGCCAGGCTGGCATTCACCACGTCATTGCTATAGCGACCCGTATCGCGCATTTGCTGCGTCAACGTGTCGCCAATCGTCTTAATCTGGTGATCAGTGTGTTCTTTGTCCTGTTGACGCTGCGCCAACTCCTGCGCGCGCGCGGTCTGCTCGTCCGATTGCGGTTTTAACGCTGCCGCCGCTTCCGTCACCGTCATGCCGTCAGGACTCGTACGCATGGTTGGAATAATACTATTCTCGACTTCCGTGCCGGCAATATGCGTTGCAAAGTCAGACACGGGGATACCGATATCGCCACCGGTCTGAATGGCCTCATCTAACTGCTGGTGAAATCCTTGGACACTGGACATGTCGACCGGAGACTGCGCCAACGCATCCGCGAACGTTTTGGCGTCAAAATACACCTGCTGACCGGGCAGTACCGCCTCGATCGCAGACTTAAATGCTTGCGGGTCCGCTTTCTTTAAATCGGAGTTTTGGGCAAATTCGGATACTTTTGCAATCTGCTCAGCACCTTGCTGTGCCTGCTCAGCCTTCAATCCATTAACCGCGGTATCAACCAACCCCTCATGCACTGGACCACCGTGCCCAGCTCCCAACACCGCAGCACCAATACCATTGAGAATCAGCTGCTGCGTGTCAAATGGCGAGACTTGCGGATTCACCATATTCATGGCTTGCCGAGATACCTCGCCGGTCGTGGCACCAGAAACAAAGCTCTGCAACGCTCGGCTCGGCAAAGATCCTTCCGCAGCCAACGGCGCAATGCCACCGAGCTCGGTAGTGCCGAACGTAGCAGAACCCACGCGAATAGCTTGGCCAAGGTCGTGATTTTGTTCATAGTCAGCTTGCGCGGCATTGATCGCCGCCGATATCGACGGCACTAGCATCGTACGCGCACCATGCACAACTTGAGCGCCGACTTCCTGCGCCACAGTACCTAATTTAGCCGCGCCAGCCGCAACCTGCTCTGGACCGGTCAGAATCGCTGTTGACAACATTTGCGTCATGTTCCCAAGCATGTCAGCGGCCTTATCTCCAAAACTGGCATTCGGATCCAATGCTAATTGATTCGATATATTCAGACCAGGCTGGACGACATGTTGCTCAAATATCTGACTTAATTGATCGGCACCGACACCCTTTAATCCCCAATTAATCAACTGATTGAACGAGTTACCCAAATCCTTAGCGCCGCGCCCCATCGCACGCAACGCGTCTAAACTGTAATCCCCCGCAGTACCAAAGCCACCGATATCACCTTGTTTATCCAGATCTTTCGGAGACAGTGCCGCAAGACCTGGTAACTCATTTTGCGCAATTCTGGCCGCATCTGGATTCTTGGCGACCCACCCCGCAACTGATGGGTTGTCTGACAATACTTTGGCATTCGTCTGGGCTAACGCTTGCGCCTGAAAACGCGGCACATCGGTTTCAATCGCAGATTGAGGCGCATTAAGTTGACGCGCAATCGGTGCAGCTGCAGCTGCCGTACTGGCGGATTGCTGACTATTCTGAATTGCGACAGCTTGCGCCTGCTGGGTGACATTGGCATCATCTTGCGCTTTCTGATTTTGCAGGAAACTATCAATTGGATCCGCACTCGAGATAGACGGCGACGCTGGTAGCGCCTTTGCAACTGGTTGCGCTACCGGTTGAGCCGGTGCGGCGTCTTTTTGCGACTGAAGAAAACTATCGATATCGTCAGCCATTATTTGCCTTTAGGTGGTTGTTGCGTATAGGCGGTATAGAGCTGGCTAAGTTGGTCATCAGTCGGAGGCTTTCCGTAAATTCTGGTGTATTTATCCGTCCAGGTCTGTTTTTGATCATCTGGAATCTTTGCCGTGAATGGTGCGCCGGCCGGTACTTGATAGGCGGCGACAGGCTTATCATTCGTGCCATAAATCAACCCAGGCTTTGGCGTCGTACCATTCACCAGCAAGCCGGATGCAATTTTTCGCAAAGTAATATCGTCGGGATATTTTTGATTCTGATCATGGTATTGCTCGAGCTTACTTTGCAGCTTGCCGTAGAACATTTCTGTGTTGTTCATTTCATCCGTGTTGGGCTTAGCTACACTGCCCAGGCCCATCGGTTTCAACATATCGTCAACGGTACCCTTAGTGTGGTCCCAATTCACCGATTTATCTTCCTGGCTGGCGTCGTGCTTAAATAGTGCCGCTTGAATGCCGGTCAATTCTTTAATCTCCGCTAAAGGGATCTGACCATACAGTTTTGATAGATCAGCCGCGGCAAATGAAGTGGGATCATTGACTGCCTGACCACGCAATTGGTAATAGGTTTTAAACCCGTCCTCAGTCATGGGCACATTCTGCGGCTTGGCTAGCGCGTTCTGAATCGACATCTTGACTTCCGGCGTGGCCTGCGCCCAAGCTTGCTGACCTTGCGGCGTACCGATTAACTGATCGACTGAATTTGCACGATCCGATCCATCTGGCTTACTCCCGAGCATTAATTGATTTAATGTGTCACGAGCTGCATTCTGCTGTGCTGTGACGCCAGAAAGTATCGTGTTGCCGTTATTTGCTGTGCGTGCTGCTACGGCATCCGCAAAGCGCGGGTCATTCGGATACATCCGCTCAGCCGCTTCACGCGCGCTTTCAACAATATCAGGCAACTGCGTTTTTAACTGGCTGGTGGTCGGCAACTGGCCGTTTTGATTCGGCTGCGGTTTGATCATCCCCAACCCGCCCCCCACATATTTACTGGTCTCGCCAAATGGGATCGCATTGGCAAATGCCATATTGTCACCCGTTACGCGAGGATCCGGCAGCTGTGTATTATTGGGATTCTTGCCGGACTTGTTGGTGCCGTTCAACCAGTCGTCAACAACAGCCGGACCGGCATTGTAAGCGGCTAACACCAGTGCAGGATTTTGATAGCGCGCTGTCATGGCGCCCAGATAATCCGTGCCAACCCGTGCGATTTCAGCAGCGGAATTATCCTTTGCCGGCGTGACACCATAACCGGGATTAGACGCAGTCGTTGGCATCACCTGCATGGATCCAGTCGCGCCCTTTGACGAAGTCAACGGAGAGCCATCTGGCGCCGTGCCGCCTTCCAATTTTTGAACGACGGCCTGTAAAGGTGGTTGATTCTGTGTACCTGGTTGAACCGTCAGAGGATCCAGCAACGGGCCACCGTTAATCGCCTGGTGCGCCAAAATACTTGTTTGAGTGTCTTTGGCAGCCGCCAGTAAATGCGCCTCAAGCGACGGACGGATGTCACCCAGAATCTTATTAGACACATCGTCATGCACTTGCTGGCCGACTTGATTGGTATAGGTCTCGCCATTTTTATACAGATCATAGGCACCCACCGGATCAGTAATACTCATTTGTTGCAAGCGGGATGCATAAGTCTGACTGGTGAATTGCGCCGCTTTTTCATTCGCTAACTCGACCGGCATGCCGCGAAACTGCGCATGCGTCATGATCTCCTGAATCCCAGATTGCAATCCGGTATTAAAACCAACAGGATCATTCCAATGCTGCAATGCAAGCTGTCCAGATGCAGAGACCATGCCTTGTGATGTTTGATCCTGATACACCGTATTTTGCTGCGTCTGGTGGCGGGCTGCGCCGTCCATATTGAAGGATTCAAGCTTGCGTGAGATGTTGTCAAACATTTGCTGCTGTTGGGGGTTCGCCAGTTGGGCCCTGGTTTGTTCGCGCAGGTCTTCCATACTCTTCATGTACGCCGGCATACCATCCACCGCATCCTTGCCTTGCGTGGCGAGATAACCCTGGGTGAGTTGGGTGGCTTGCGGAAAATAATTTTTGTAATACGTGTCGTTGGTATTAGTCTCGTTCTGGACTGCCTGGACATTAATCGCTGATTGCGTGATTGACGTATCCGCATTTTCAAGCGACTGCCCCAGACCGCCCGCAGCCTGAAACTTGCCGGCACCAAATGCAGACGCGTCCGCACCTTGAATATTTTGATAACCAAGTGGCTGATTATTAAAAACGCTTTGTGACGATTCTTGGTCTGGCAATATCGGCATGACGTGTCTTTCTTAAATTATGAGGATGTCGCCTGATACCCACCGCCGCCCGGTTTATACCAGTTGCTCGACACAGTGCTGGCGCCACTCAACATACTGGAGAAAGACCCCAACATACCCGCCTCCGCCGCCTGTTCGCCTTGCATTGTTTCTAAATTCGATGTAGCACTAAAATCAGCACCTTGATTCGTATAATTCCATGCGGATCGAGCCGCATTGCTGACGATCGTTTGTTTATTCAATTCATCCACCTCAGCAACTCCTTGCTGATCGCGCAGGGATGAACCACTATTCAAATCCAGTCCAGACGCGCCCATGACAGCGCGAATCATCCCTTGATGTTGTGCGGCCTGCTCTTCTTCGGCCTGTACCTGGGTGTTGCCGGTAGCGGTTGCTGCATTGGCATTGTAGGACGCAATCGTGGCGTTATTCTTAGCGACTTGCGCCTGGTACTGTGCCGCCTGGTTAGCGGCCTGCCCCTGTTCGTACGCACTGTATGCTGAAATACCGGCGCCGGCAATGGCAGCAACGCCACCAGCAATCGCCACCCCCGCGGCTGTTATACCAAATGTCATCGCACACACTCCAATAAGTTATTGATCAACTGTACGTTGTCAGCACCACCAATCAACTCCTGCGCCGTTGAATGTGTCAATTCTGAGACCAGCTTTTCTAAATCGGTCTCGGTCGTTGCGTGGACAGTCGTAAAATACGTGTCATCAATGGCGTACATGGCGCGCTTTGTTCCTGGAAGTGATACAAAAATTTCCTGCAGCGCTTGAATATTTCTCACCTCTTGATCATCAGTGACGTTCAAATTTCCCGATACAATGCAAATATGTTCACTTTTATGCACTGCACCCGTTAAGGTAATCCCCGCTCTAATGAGCATTTGCCGCGCATACAGACCAGGAGCGAAGTAATGCCAAAGCGGTACGCTGACTTGTGGAAGGCGGCTATTCTCCTGCTCTAAGCGGTTGACCTTATCCAGCATTCTATTTGTCACTTGGTTCATGCGCTGCCCAATGTGAAACGGTGAAATAATTTACCCTCAATACCCCAAGGCGCCGGTTCTTCAATCTCGGCACCCAACCAGATCAACCAACGCACCGACAGTTTATAACTGGCATCAACACGCCCGATTAACCTGGGATGATGGTGTAGCAGCTCTGGCAACAGCATTTTACAGGCACGGGCAAACTGTCGGCTATGTTTTTCTACTAAATTTGTCGTTAAAAACCAGGGATAACTCTCGTCATCCAATAAGTCTGGTTTGACAATACCGAACATACAAGCCACTTCACCGTGCACAATCCAGGACCAGGCAATCAACGAATGATTCAATTCAAATAATAAGGACTCTTCCGGACCATGTCCCCGCGCCGCAAACACCTCGCGCGCTTCCGCTTCCCGTAGTTTTGGTGCCATTGACTTGGCATGCAGCCGAGTCGCGGGAACAAGCTTGCCTAACATCAGGTATCCCCGACGTATATTTCCGGAATCAAGGCCAGAATCGTACTGGGCAATGGATAATTATTTTGCACACAGACCTGACCACCGACAGTCCAGACTGACTCAGTCACGACGCGCTGATCGCCCGTAAATAATGGAATCGGTTGGCCCATTGGTTGCGTCGTGCGCTCTTTAATTTCTGTCAGCGTGTTGAAGTCAGGACCGACCGACAGCCCACGCGAATCCTGCATGCGCACCGTTACCGCTGGAATCGTTTTGCGTTTTGATTGAACTGTTGGGCCGCCCTCGATGTCGATATAGAGTGTTTGTAATTGACAAGTGAACCCAAGACCAATGGTGATTGCCGTGGCCGGCTGATCTAGCGTGATTGAACCAGCGACAACCATCCGGCTGGCTTCGACATTGCCATCCGCTAGGATAGAAACCATCTCACCGTCTAAATGATCCAATCCAGCAACCACGGTCACCGGCGCCGTGCACGACCAGGCTCCAGGAAGTGCCGGATAGCTGTTCGTCATGGGATTGATCATGTTGACAGTGATCGCGCCGCCACCTTCCGCCAACACGACACCCATACCGTTGTTAATCCTAACTACATCACCAACCGTCAGCGACGTGAATACCGACGCGCTAGGACTCATGATTTGCGGGGAGGCAAGAATAGCCTGGAACACAGCGCCAGAACCTGCACCACTGGGGTCATAAATGACAAAGACAGGATTGGTGTAATTCTGTCCTGGCGCAAAGACGGCGACAGACAGAACGCCGCCAACGGTCGTTGTGGTAAACAACGCACCAGATCCGGTCGGGTCAGTTACGCTCACAGAGGTAAGCGGCCCGTAGTTAGAGCCACCAAAGATATTATCAACACCCCAAATTACGTTATTAGATTGCGCTCCTACTGGTGTTAATGTCGCTGCTGGATACGTGAGGGGATATTGCAACCCCGCATCTACACACCATGCGCGAGTGACATCTGCAGGCAATCCAACAGTAGCGGATCCAGGAATTTGCAAAGTAGGATCACCACCCATGAAACGGCTCTCGAATCGCTCAATATACTGGAGATATTGGCCGTTAATCATGCGCCCAACAATGGCATACACAGCGTCTTCGCTGCCCTCACTCACCGAGCACACCGATAAAAATTTTCCCTGCGTATTGTGATGTGCCCACGCCTGCACATCCTGCTCTTTCAGGTAGGTGAGCGATAACAATACGCCGTCCTCGCGCACACACCAGACAATTTTCCATGGCTCTTCGGCATAACACCAATTTAAAATCTGGTGCCCATAGAACAGATGATTTGACAACATGGTGATATCGGTACCGGTGTACAGATTGACATAAAAATTGTAGGACAAATCCCGAACACCCGCGCCCTTTGCCTGCACATACAGAATGTCGTAGTTGATGGTGATTGGCTGAATGTCTGAACAGCCGTTATATGCCTGAGAGGTAGCCGATACCTGCGTGGGCGTAATTGCACTGGCTGTGCCACCGTCTACTTTCCACGCGCCCGATGATGTCAACACGATCAGGCTTTGCATGGGAATCATGTACTTGATGGCATTGACCTGCAGACTGGATATCGTGATCTCAATATTGTCATCCGGCTTGGACGGAATCGAATAATTCATGTTAAAGAAGTCGCCCGACTTCGAGAAATCAATCTGTTCCGGGGCATTGGCCATGCCACCAAATGCCTGGCGCTCCTGATAATAGGTCACGCATCCAGGATTGCCCGCCACCGTAAATGGGTTATACGCTTGGGGTGGGCAGTTCGTGAAGTCCGGCAAGATATTATTATCAATAAAAGTATTCGTGGCCGCAGGAGTCACCGCACCCACATATCCATACAAGGCACCAAGCGGAACCGTTGCGCTCAAATTCTCTTGCGTGCGGTAAATATTGTACAATTCAGCGCCGGTCACGGACGGAATCGTGACCGTATTGTGCGCGCCAGTATTTTGTCCTAACGCATAAATACCACCCGTAGCGGCCACGTTCGACGGCAAACTTTCCACGCCATTGACCACCGCAGTCGCCACATAATCGTAAAATGTATTCGGGTAGGTTGTGCCAGATCCAGCCGTATTCGCTACAGTCACACCAGCCGGCGCCGTACTGGCAGGCACAAAACTCACCGAGGTAATAGTCCAAGATGCATCACCGGACCGCGTCAATACCTGTGGCGTGTAACTGTTGTGCGTTAATGTCATGACGTTGGCAGACTGGGCAAATTTCAACAGAGCCAAGTCAGAAGCAGCATACGGCGTCGTCAGCGTATACACGCGACTGATTGTCCCACCACTTGTATAGGCACCATAAGCCGTCGTGTTGATGTTGGCACCATACATGTCCAACAGCGTTACTTGGCTCCCTGTGGCTGCTGATACAGTGGCATAGCGCTCATTTAACTGCGTCATACCGCCTATATTGTTCAGGTACACCAGATCACCCACTGAGTAGGCATTCGTCGTGGCGATCACGCAGGTCCCTGCATTGGGAATGCCAGTAATAGCATCCGACGCCTCAAGAACCAAACCGCCATCCTTGACCACGCGCATCGTATTGTTACCGAATACCAAGGCATAATTTTGAATGGTGCTGAATGAAAAAGGAATCAGGCGGTTTGGCGTTGTGCTGTCTTTGCACTGACCGATAAAGGATGTTCCGGACCTGGATGAGGCGCCCCCGCGGTAATCGACAAAATAATTTTGGAGTAGTGCTGCGCCAACGTGGTACTTGGCTAAATCAGTGCGCCCATAGAGAGAAGGGGCGAGTTCGCCAGCGGCAAAGGACGGGAGTATTTTGGGTTGGCTCATACATACAAAGTGAGAGGTTGCGGACTACCGTAAAACTGCCCATTCGCCATATTGCCCCAGTCCGCGGCATACCCGCGCACCTTGATCCAGTCCGGCATATTATCGATGACCGTGATGCCTTCGTTACCGTTCTTGGCTTGCGCCTGGACAGCATACGTGTCGGCCAACTGGACGGCCATTTGCTTCATTCCTTTATCGCCCGTCAGGGGGATTGCCACGCGTGAGCCCAGAAATGCCGACAGACATTGCACAAACAGCGGATCAAACATCTGGGTATTGGCGTTTCGAAACGTATAAATCCCAATGCCCTGAATCTGATTCGTGAGGATAACCTCAATCGGGTTGCCGGTCGTATCTAAATCGGTGCCCAGCATAAACTTGGGTGGTGGGCCCATTAATGCCGCTGGCGCCGGCGTGCCGGTCGCTACCGCCGTATTCAATTGGACAATAGGCAGCAGCTGGCGAAACATCACACAGTCGCTCGGATAGGCGTATTCGTACAGCCACGGAATAGGGACAGCTTGGTCTTGTGTAGCGTCAAGGAGCAGGGTGAGGGCGACCTGGCGCCGCGCAAAATTCCAATGTGCGGCACGCAAACAGCAATCTAAGGCATTCGACCAATGTCGACTAATCGCATTGGCTTCGGGAGATCCTTCACTCAGCGATGAAATTGTCGATCGCGTGCCGATAAGATCCAGCGCCATATTCGCAATTTCAACTTGTGAACTCATGGGTTATTTCTTCCCGTATATTTTTTCTGCCGGCGTGCGGGTATCGATATCGTCCTCGTCTTCCGCATCCTCAATCTCCGCCTTCATATGCGTGATCTGCAATGAACAGGACGAGCTCGGATCGCTGTTTTCACTGGCTGACGCGTGGCAGTGCGTGACCTTGCACATGGCCATAATGTGGACCATCTCGCCAATCTTGGGCATCTCAATGCCCAACTTTTTTAATTCCGCTTCGCCCAGGTTAAGACATAAACCGTACGGATATTCTTCCTTGTTGCTGTTTAAGTCGTTCATCGGCTTATCAGCATCGGCCCTGTCTTGCTTCATATGTACGAGATCGTCAGCCATGATAAACCTTTAAGTTAAGCGCTCAATACGTCCCGCTTGTGCACCTTCAGATAACCGATAATTGATGGTGCCCGACGTATATGCCGTGCAGTTCATCCGATACAACACGCCCGGCTCAACTTCTTCTTCCTGAAAGGCAGCTGGTGCGGTAAAGGTCAGCGCGGTGTTGGTGAATTTGTTCGTGACAGGCAACCAGGTAGTGCCGCCATCATAGGAAGTCTGAATAGCAACGGTGCCAACAAAGACACCCCATACCCCAATGTTAAAAGGGCCCAAGAAGGGAACCGGCGAGTTACTGCCGTCTGGACCTGTCGCAGTTAATGCGCCAATGACGACCGTTTGCGCTAGTTCCGGACTGGTGCTCGTCATCTTTCCCATGATGTACCCCTGAAGTTTAAAAAATAATGTGGTCTTAGTTAACCGCGGTCAGCGCTAAGATTGGGTCCAGATAATCCGGCGCCTTGGCTTTTTCAGCACGCGCCGCATCATTGAGCGGATCCATATGATGGCCTGGCAAGCCTTCCCATTCAACCTCTTCGCCAATTTCCATTAACTTATCATCGATATAGGCGCGTTCATTCAACACATAACGAGGAAATTCTGCAGAGCGTTTTTCGGGTGCTTTAACTGGTGCTTTGGCTGGAGTGCCCATGGTGTTTTCCTATGATTTGAAAGTGAAGGAATAAAGCAGGGCCGAAGCCCCGCTTTAGAAAAATACAACTTAGTTCGAAACAACGATACCAGGTTTGTAACACTGGTTGTAGTCGCGAGTGCCCAGCCAGCTAATCACTGCGCCGGTCGTATTCGCGCCGGCATTGACATACGCCGTACGCAGGTAGCGAGGCAGTGCGCCTGTATCAGGATTAACCGGTGGCAACGGGAGACTAAACAACGCTCCCACTGTCAACGCGGCAACCAGAATAGCACCGGTCTCAGAATACGTTGTCCAGGTGGTGTTATCGGTCGAACCTTGTACTTGAAAGTTGACCGAGGTACCGCCAGTATACGCAGTCGTAATCTGAAACTGAATCGCCAGACTGTTAGCACCAGGTCCATCACCCAGGTCACGATTATTAATCATGTCAATGGTGTTGGTGCTGGTGGTGGTGGCACCATTGGCAAATTGGTTGATACCAATAATGCCGGTAGATGCCGAATATGTGCCCATATCAAAAACCAAAAATGCATCGATCATAGCCATGGTAAAACTCCTTTGAAATTACAACTAAAAATACAACCAGCAGGCTGGAGTAGTTTAGATAGTTGATTCGGTTGAAAGGATAGCGTCCACGGTACGAATCGGGATGCCACGGAAAGTCGTGATTGCTTTACCTTCCCACTCTTCCAAGCGGAGCAACACGTTCGTTTTGTTGACCGCCTGAATATCCAGGTAAGTCCGGATGGTACGGTTGCAGTAGATCGCCAAGCGACCCATTTGCATCATGCCACCATCTGGCGCATCTGACTTCTGCTCAGTCGATACACGCACTGGGGCAGTTGGCAAGCGATGCACACCGCGAATCAAGCCGTTGATCAAGTTGGCAGCAGAACCGCCTGATAACAAGGTCACGTCGATGTTCGCGATACGCACCACATAACGCCAGTCACGTACAGTCAGACCCATATCCCACTTGAAATGGGTACGATAGCCCTGGTACAGATTGCCGTTGGCGTCAGTCAATGGCCATTCACCTAAGTCGCGATGCTGTAGCCCGGATATTTTACCTTTCGGGAAAATACCATGCATCGTGTTTGGACCCCAGCAAGCAATCCAGATCGACGTATTGGTTGATGCCGCACCACCCGCTGAAATCACGTTAGCCGCAGTTTGCGCTACAGCGATATTCGATGAATTGTAACGTGGGGCCAATCCCATGAAACGCTCTGGGTTGACGGTCACATTGCCGTAAAACAGCGTTGTGGCCATTTGCTGATTCATGCCTTCCAGGAAAGCCATGTCTTCCGATAAACGGAATTCAGCGGTATTCCCGTTCAGATCAGCCAGATCCTTATCGATCTCCGAATAACATTCCAACATACCGCAGTTGTCAGTTACTTGCGCGGTGGTGGACTTGGTTTTTACGACACCATAGTTCAACAGACGCCAGGTGGCAGACGGTAGGCCGGTGCGCACGGTGGTTTTATGACCGGTCGCTAAATTACCCTCGACAACCAGCATGTCGTCCAGGATCTCGTTAGTTTGTGACAGTAAGTTAATGATGGTAGCAATCTTGCCGTCATCATCAACACGTTTTGCCCAGTCCGCATAGGTTAGAGCAGTGCCGCCTAATATAGCCATGGTGAACCCCTAATAAAATTAAATTAGAAAGTCGCGCCAATTGGTTTATTTCGGTGGCCGTGTGATGTGAGGCCGATCAAAACAAATCGTTTGCGATTGTTTTATTACTCTTTGTGTCCGTTACCCAAACCTGCCATGGATGGATACATTGTCGCACCAGCTGATTTAGCACCTCCGCCCGGTGAGCCATTAATCGGCGTAGCGGGGAAAAGCGGCTGCATCGCTTTGTACAATCCATAAATAACATCAGGGTTGTTGCCGGCGCCCGTCAGAGACAGCGCCGTTAAAAATTTACCAGACGCTTCGGCACCCATTGACTGGACCAGTGCGGCTTTTGTTTTGCCGAGATTAGCATCTAAGTTGGCACCACCGATCTCGGGGTGATTCGTGACGCCTGCTCGCCATTCTGTTTGCAAGGTGTTCCACGCCTTCAACGGCGCTTCTTGGACTTGCTTTAATTCAGCACTATACATGTCCACGATCTTTTGTGCACCTTCTTGTGGTAATCCCAACGAATTTGCCAACGCTTTAAACTCAGTTGCCTTGGCCGGATCTAGCGTAACGCCTTCCGGCATCGTGAAATCAGTGTACTCAATCGCCGCGGGAGGCGCATCTGCTGCAGGCGGATCGCCAGGCTTTACTACGGGAGGCGCATTGGGATCAGGTGGTGCTTCACCCAGGAGTGAGGCGACCGGCTCCAATCCAGTGGCTGCAGCCGGTGCCGCGGCTGGCGCGGCTATTGGTGCAGCTGCAGCGGGTGCTGCAGCCGGGGGAGTGCCGCCAGCGGATCCGGACGCGTCGGCCTCATCCATGTAACGTAAAAATAAGCGTTTAATAAACATGTTTAAACTCCGTTCTCTTTCTGCATCAGCTGATACTCGGGCAGAAAGAACTGGTTAATTTCATTAAAGGTCGCCATGGCAGCATTACGCATGCCCAAGTTGTAATAGTCGCGGCTGTTCCCATTGAAGTCCGTTCGGAATATCCCGCAGCTGCTCAAGTTATCCCACATCCAGGCGCGCCCATTGACCGAACGCATAATTTCACCCAGACCCTCGGTGCGACGCAGTAACCGGATTTTGGCGCGCTGCTCTTTCTGTTTCACAGACAGCGCATTCCCGGCATTAAATTCAGTGACATCGCGCTCGAGTGTGTCAGTGGATAATGACATGGCTATCCTCCTTAATGGGCGTTTCTGAAATAGGCAGCGAATTAATACGGCAACCGACATGACCCAACTTCGAAGAGAGATACCAGTCCACGTAAATTGATAATCCTTTTTCACGCGCCTTGCGACAGAAATAGTAATCCTCCCCCTCAATCCACTCATTCCCGTCAACAGCGTCTTGGTGGGCCGGTGTACGGTAATACGGTTTCGCCATCTCTTTGAATGCCGATAATTTAATCAACATGCAACCCCCAGGCAGTGCGCCGACTTCCATGAGTTCAGGCAAATTCGTGCCGCTAACCGCTTCATCCAGCTGGCGGTCATCGATCGCCTTACCTAACAAACGATGTGGCTCTTCGCGCTGGATATAGGTGCAACCAACGATATCCTTATCATGGGATAACAAACGCCGCAGGGTGTATTGCGGAAATATCATGTCCGAATCAACAAAGAATAGATAATCGACACCGAGGCTTTGCGCTTGCTTGACCAGCAAGTTGCGGTTGTTGACGATCAGCGATCCCTTAGCATTAATCAGCGCGATGTTAACGGCTTCATGGACAACATCGTTTTGGGCAAAGCGACCACAACCATGTGCCAACGCCGCCAACGACATGGCAAAATCTGCGTGAACCATATCACCAGAAGGAATACAAATAGCGACCTTAGCCATATTTCACCACCTTGCACGACGGCGCCTGATGAATCAACACCGTATCCAATAAATGATTGGCGGCTGCCTCGGTCATTAATGACGCCTGCTCGAATTCCTGACTCCAGCCGCCCGTGGGACTCGCCAAACTGCGCCCCACTTCTGCGCTGTAATACAGCTTTGGCACGGAGTCCGTGCGTTGAATAACGTGCCCTGGCTGGTCGTTGAGGGCTTCCTGGTTGTCCATTCTTTAGTTCCTTATGGTAATTTTGGATACACACGTTTTGCTACTGACTTGCCGAGTACCTTATCGGCCTTTGAATCAATTTTACTTTCTTCTGACTTCGACATGCGCCCCGCGTTGACTGCCTGACTCGCACGCGCTTTTGCATTGGCGGCATGACTTTTATCTGGCACGGGAAAGCTACGATCTGGCCCGGCGAAAGATCCCGTTGGCAACGCCTTGCGATCAGAAGAAGTTAACTTTGCCATTTTTATTCTTGCGTCGGCAAGTTAGGATAGAGAGACGCGGCCGCACTGGGCGTCTTAGCTTTGCCTTTTCCTTGTTGTTGCCCTTTACCTGGCGTCTTGCGACCATTAGCTAGATTATCCGGCTTGCCTTGTTGCTGCATGCCTTGGCCTGGAGCCTGCATGTTTGCCTGCTGCTCTAAAACTTGTGCTGGTACGTTTGCCATGGTGTTACTCCTAAAGGCGTCGCGTTGTGCCGTCTGCCGGGTTAATCAATAAAGGGGGATGGTCTGGATGAATGGCGATTAATCTGTTTCCCTCAATCACCGCCAATTCTAAACCTTTACCTGTATAGCCTTGTGGCAAGTCGCAAATAAATTTTGCCTTACGCACAGCAACGCCAACAGTACCTTTTTCATGGTTATAAACTAACTGGGCATCCGGCAACGCTGGGGCACCCATCGTCATGGTGCGCTGAGCATACTCGCGATCTTCGTCTTCCTGTTCCTGCTGGAATCGCTGTTCAATCAACTTGCGCGCCTTATTATCAATCTGCGGATTGAGTAATTTGCGCAACGCTGCAATATCAATAATCTTTTCGCTCATAACTTAACTCCGTGCCACAAACCAAACTCAACCAGCTTTTCAGCGAGCGCCACCGAAATGTAAATACCTTGAAAATTAATAAGCGGTAGCATTTTCATTATGTCCCCAACATTTTCTGAAGCGCATTTTGACCGCCACCGACATCCGTTTGACTGAGTGTCTGCGCACCTTGCGCCGCTGCCGTTGAATTCTGTAACTGCTGCGCTTGCTGCTGCTGTTGATTGCGTGCCGCGCGGATCTGAGCGACTTTCTGTAATGCCGTTACAACTTTAGGTGAGACGCCGAGCATGTCAGCATATTCCTCAATCATTTCGTCAAAGTCGAGGTTATCCATGACCTGCGGCTGAATCGCAGCGATATTACCAACGAACTGCGCTAAGCGCTCAATGCCGGCCGTTGATGCGGCTTTCTGCGCTTCGGCCAACATGCTGATGTACTCAACTTTTATTTTCTGGCCAGCAAGTTGTGCAGGAACTGGGGGAAATAAACCAGCGCGGAGCATAATGCCAAAGACACAATCAATCGCAGGATCAAGCGCTTCATTCTCAAACCTTTCCAAGACTGGACCAAGCTGAATTAATTTTTCTTCCTTGCGTGCATCGATCTCGGTGGCCGTCCGGACTGTATCCAACTGGCTAATCATCATGAATAAGTCATTGAAGAATGTCACTTTGATGCGCTCTTGAACTTCCTTAATATCTTCGACTAAGCCAGAAAAGTCTGGCGCAATTTCATACGCTGGCCGGAATCCAACGCTGCCCTGCGTGCTGTTCACATAGGTCACGCCGCCAGGCAACATCGATGCGGGCTCATTCTTTAAGCTAACATCGGCCAGCATAGGAGGATTAACATGCTTATCAATCGCTTGGGCTTTGCGCTTCTGCTCGACTTGGAGCGATTTAATATCCCCAAGAGCATCCATGCCAGGAGAGCGCCCATAAGCATCATTGCCAACAATATCCCAACGAGGACTGATAAAAGGCTTTTCATGAAATCCCCGAATCCGCAGTATGTAATTCATGCCGGTACCGAGTTCCCAGTACACTTCACGCCATTCCATCCCCTTGGTGCCGGGTGACTTCGGGATGTAGTCTGTATTCTTTTCGATCAGATGGCCGATTTTAATCTCACGGGTGAGCATCGCGCCGCCTGTTTCAATCCCACCTCGTACGGTAGGCGAACAGTTCTCAAGACCAAACATATTAGCTACTTGCTGGATGGTCAATACAAACTCACGCCCAAGCGTTGATACATCCTGGCGATCATCATTCTGTAAAAAGTATTCCCCTGCACAGGTATTGAAGCAACGGATCACGTCATCGTAATCCTGATAGATGATCATGGCACCTGTGCCGAACGAACCAAGATCACCATATATAGTTGCCAGACTTGTATAGAAATTGGATTCCGCGAACACCGTCAATAAGCGCTTCTTGCACTCATCCAGCCATTTTTTTACTTCATCGATTTTATTGAGTTCGGCGTGGTTGGTGGAAAGCTTGACCCAGTTACTACCAGGTGAAGTAATGCCGCTCATCATGCCGGCCGCCAGAATGCGTAACGCAATCGTGCCAGTATTGTCGATAATGCGCTGATTGATGGGTGAACCTCGGTTTCCCTGGTTCGGTGTAATCAGCCATTTGTAGCGGCGTGGGATTAAGTAGTCGGCAATTTCTCGCCAGTGTGTCCACCAGGACATACGGTCATTCTTCATAGCAATTAACAACTGCTCACAATGTTGTCGCAGTGCTTGAATTTCCGGGGAAGCTTTTTCCCCGGTTGGTGTGCCCTTGATGGTGGACAGTTTTGCCATTAAATAACTGTCTGAGTAGCCGTTGTCGCAGGTGCTGGATTAGTCGCCAGCGCGCTGCCTTGATCATCCCCAGAATTTTCGCCGGTCGAAGTAGCCACCACGACCGGCGAGTCTGTCGAACTGCCAGCAGCTAAACCCGCAAAGGTATTAGAACCGACACCAGGACCAGGATCAGCTGGCATAGAAGAACCAGGCTGCTTATCTGCACTGAAGAAACTCTCAACACGCATCGCGAATTCTTCAAACAGGTTTTTTACCTCGCCGATCGCTGTCTCGTGCTGCTCAACAGTCACGATACCAAGCGATGCAGCAGCCTGAGCAGGAATGGGACCATCTGGTGACGCGGTACCGGACTCGCCCGAAACGGCGCCGGTCAATTTAGCAACCGCATATTGTTCGACGTTCTCGACGCGAGTGATGAGATCGCCGACTACACTGACTAATTCGCTAATCAGTTTGTCGTGGGCATCTGCAATCGCTTTTTCAGCATCCGCAAACTCGGTTGAATTGAATTTCGTTTTGACGTAGGCATTGAATGTTTGTAGTAATGACATGCTAACTCCCGAGTAATGTTTTGCTGCTAGTGGTGGGGGATGGATTTGTGACGCCTTGGGCGCCGGTCGGTGCGATGGTGGCAGAGGTGCCAAACGCGCCATTGGCGCGCTGAGCCACCGCCGTTCCTACTGCGACGCCTTGCGGCGACTGCAATGCAGGGATTGGTGGCGGGATGGTTACGGCCGGAGGTGCTGCTGAACTTGAATGACCGCCCATACTCAATACTCCCTATTTTGATTGTCGTTGCTATGTGTCGACGCAAACGGATCATAGTCATGCTGAATCAACTGATCACGATTTGCTGCTGCGTGCCCTGCATTTCTATTCGGTTGTACTGGATAAGCGAAGGTGAGCGCAAGCGCATCAGCAATATCCGGAGAGCTTAAACCACGCTTTTTCATATCCTTTTTCGATTCAAGTTGTATCGCATCGACGCCATTTCGCATCGCGTAGCCATACTCTCTGTCTGTAAGTTGCGATTCTAAGTCGACATCTGCCGGAATGCAACCCCCTGTTTTCAACCACTCGCGCATCACGCCCCACATCTCGGCGCACTTGTTAAAATACTTCACGGCATCTTGTCCAGGGTTGGAACGGTCAGGTGTGGCACCGAAGTTGATCCCAATTACCGGTACACGTAATTGTCGCAAACGATCCACAACTCCAGCACCGAGACCACCCTCATCCACAAAGATACCATCCGCACGGTAGAACTCGAATTGTTCAGCTACTCTGGCCGCCAATTGCATGGTGTCAAGTCCACGGAACTTTAACGGCGGGTGAGTGCGGCCATCACGGCCTTTACGTATGTAAATAACTGACTCGTCATCACCAAAGCGAGCAGGATCGACGCCGATAACCAGTGCATCATAAATACCTGCATGCGCTTCGATAGATCGCTGCGCTTCGACGAGGTCAGATCCAATAAACTGTGTAGAACCAGCACGAGGAAAAACCCCACGTACACGCACGCGCACAAAGTCAGAGTCTTCCCCATAATCGATGATCCATTGGTCAATTTGCGTTTTATTCGTCATCTTGGCAGTACGACTGTCAATCTGACGGCCTAACCAACGGTGTTTGAACTTGCCAAAGCATTCACGGAAGCGGCCACTGTTCCGGGTTGGGTTACCAAACACACACCAGATAATCTGGGTATCACTATCGGTCAACGCACCCTCTGCCGTTTCCCAAATGATAGGCGGTATCGCTGCAGCTTCATCGAAGATCAAGACTACCCGCTTACCCTGGTTATGTAACCCGGCGAACGCCTCCGTGTTGCGTTCTGACCATGGCACCATATCGATTCGCCAGGTCTTTTCGTGCTTAGGCTGCCGCGAATAGAGCGCGGTAGCAGTAAGTTCAAACCAGTGCGAACAAATGCAAAGGCGGTGCCATTTAGCCAGTTCTGCCCACGTTTTAGTTTTAAGCTGTCCCTCGGTGTTGGCGGTGACTACGCCGCGGGTATCTTCAAACGTGGAGATGGACCATTCAATGATCCAGGCAACCAAGGCGGATTTACCGATACCATGACCGGATGCAACAGCGATCTGAATCGCTTCGGTGACATTGATCACGCCGGACTTGAGCTTGGACGATATCGCTTTGAGTAATTCGACTTGCCAGTCATCAGGGCCCTGGTGCTTAGCTAACTCGCCGGATCCCCACGGAAACGCGTACATTACGAAGCCGTAAGGATCATTGCTAAATGACGCAATGTCCTGGATCAGAAGACTTTCAGGATCCATTAGCCCTTTTACGTGCTTCCTCGATCTTGGCGGCTAATTCGGTCATTTCGTTTTCTTTGGCTACCGCGTTCATGCCATATGCTTCACGCTCTAAGCCGATCAATATCCGCAATACCTCAGCTAATTTTTTCACGGAATCAACGCGGCTAGGTGTTGAGATAACGGCTTGATAGATGTCATTTAATTTATCGACGCCTTTATCGTTCTCGCTACGCAGCAACACGCCTAAGTCTGACAAGTCGCCCAGATTGCCAGTCTGCTGCTCTAATTCATCCAACAACGCGATGGCAAGATTGCGATAGCGGTTAATATCGGTGCGGTGAGTGATACGGACATCTGCTACGACACGCGCATTAGTCTCGATGATCAGGTTATCGGTAATTTTGGTATCCGCGGATACTTTGCTGGATACCGCCTGTTTGGATACCAGTTGATCCGCCTTGGCTTGGATCCGCGCCGCTAAGTCGCGCTCCCAACTATCCCGCTTTGCGCGCTTGTTGATGGCTCCGTGCGTAATGCCGTGTGATGCAGCTATTTCACGGACAGAAAGAATGCCAGCACGATAATCCTTTTCGATACGCTCCCAGTCAATTACCGGCTTAATTTCCATTAAATTTGCTCCAAATTAGCTATTTTCTGGAATCTTACCACCAACCAATTCTTTAAGTCGAGCAATTGATTTTTCTGCGACAACTGGATCGCGCCGCACAGGACGTACAACAGCCTTTAATCTTTTTCTCTCTTCGATAAGTTTTGGTTTGAGATCAACCCACTCGTCAACCGTTAAATTTTTTTTGAAATCAAACAAGCGGTTATTCGGCAACTTAGCCAAGCGTCGTAATTCACAGCACAACTGATCTTTGACGTAAAGATTGGAATCCGATAAACACCGGTAGCACTTATCCACGATTTTTATTAGAGATCTCAGTTGACCAAACAATCGGAGGATTCGGCATCATCCTAAGCAAACGCTCGACTTGATTCAAGGAGATAGCTTTTTCACCGACCAAGGTTTTGATGATGGAAACCAAAAAATCCTCTGTTTCATCACCATGGTTAATAATGCCATTACGGCATGCCACCGCCAAAAATGCATGCATTGTCGCGTCATACAAAGCCAATCGGTTTAATTCGTCGATAGTTGAAAATTTCATCATGAAGCCTTTTTAAGATAATTCACAGACGGCGAGCTTAGCCCGTATCCGGTGTGTAATGCCATCCCACGTCTCACCAGGGCGAGACTCTAAGCCAATTTCCAGCGCTTTTGCCTTAATCCCGTCATGAGTTGTCCACCAGTTATCCACAGATCGTGGTTTTGTTCGTGCTTTATATATTGAAGATGAAGATGAAGAGCCATTTTTAGCCATTGGCTCTTTTATAGCTGAGCTATGGCTTAGCTTTCCATTTTCTTTTTCAGCGCGAACCCGCGCCCACCTTGCTTCTGCGCCTTTTACACCGGAGATAGAACGCTCTGTTTTGAACGTTTGTTGTTTAATATACTCCTTAATTAAGCGAGGATGACACAGCCTATCCGGGTAACCTTCTACCTCGACAAAACAACAGCCAATGGCTAGCCATAGTTTAGCCATTAGCTCAGCCATCGGTTCCCCGCACAGCTTCGCAATCTTATTAATATCACTAGGAATTGACTTTTCACGCCAGCAATAAGCCATGAGTTTTATATAACATCCTAATTCCTGGTTCGTCATCAGCACAACATTTTCGTCGGCCAAGAATTCAGCCGCGTAGAACTGAAACGCAGGGGGTTTTTCTTGCTTTTTGGTCATTTTAAGCTCTAATGTTATGGATCGCCCATTGGCCTGCAACCCAGTTCACCCCTTTGGTGGTGAATTTCGTTTGGTTGTAGGCGTGTCCGCCCTCGCTGGTACCGACTTTAATACACAGCCGTCCAGCGTCGATATGCTCAGCGTACGGCACCCACTGGCAATTGAGGATATACATAATCTTTCGATTCTTGAGGAACTGGCGGAATGCGACCTCATTGGCGCCCAGGAGCTTGCAGACTTCGCGAAAGCTCTTGAGTCCGGTCGATTCTACGTAACGCTCGACAAACTCAACAGCAGGCTTTTGAGAGGCTAACAGAACAACATTAGCGGCTAATTGATCCTGGTAATCTGCCGCCATGCGCAGCGCTTCAGCGAAGTTTTTAGGAATAGCCGGCGACAGCCCCACCAACTTTTCCTCGAGCTCTTGCCAGCGATCAACAAGGCGTGCCGTGAACTGCGGCGAGAGACGAGCCACAATGACGTAGGTGTCGCGCTTCGCGATTCGGAACACGCTTTCTATGACGCCATTCCCGGATTTTTCCCCGTCCTCAATTTGAGGGTGGGAAATAATCCCCTTTTGATGCAGATCCATCACCGATC